TGATTGGAACTACAAAGGAAAGAAAGGTACAGGCTTAGACCTCCAAGCAGTACAAGTCGTTGACTTGATAGAGTATCAACCTAAAGAAGATTTTGCAGTAGAGAAATCTTCAAATGGTGTTGACATCAAGGAAGATTTTTAGTAGTATCAGTTTGTTAAATGAAGTTTAGATTTATTCATTTATCTACTCCGTTGGAAGAGGTGGCTTGTAGTGAGTCTCCTCTTCCTTTTTTTTATTTAGAATAATTAACAATGAGGGCGACAATGGAAACAGAAAAGAATGGGTTTGTTAAATATCACCTACCCTGTCCACTATGTTCAAGTAGTGATGCAGTATCAGTAAACAAAGATGGGTCAGCATATTGTTTTTCTTGTCAAGAATATATCAAGGAATATAATATGGAAACAACAGAAATACAATCAACAAATTCAAAGAACGAATATGAGGTATCAGACTACCTCAAACAATCTAACTATGCAGAAATTATAGATAGAAATATAAGAGAACAAACTTGTAAGCGTTATGGTGTTACAGTAAAAATGGATAGCGTTGGTAATATAACGAACCATTATTATCCGTATCACGATAAACAAGGTGCAAAGATAGCAACTAAAACTAGATATACAAAGTTAAAAGAGTTTAGTTTGCAGGGTAATACTAAACTATCAGGCTTGTTTGGTGAACATTTATTTAATAAAAACAAATATATTATTATTACTGAAGGTGAGTTAGATTGTTTATCAGCTTATCAAATGTTTAAAACTGATAGATATGAAACACCAGTAGTAAGTATTAAGAATGGAATTACCTCAGCAGTAAAAGATATTAAAGGTAGTTTAGATTGGTTAGAACAATTTGATAATGTCATTGTAAATTTTGACAATGATGAACAAGGAAAAGAAGGAGCATTAAAAGTAGCTGAATTATTTAGCCCAGGAAAATGTAAGATAATGCATTTACCTAATGACTTTAAAGATGCTTCAGATTGTTTAAGTAAAAATAAAATACAAGCATATGTAAAATCTTTTTGGGATGCAAAAATATTTGCACCAGATGGTATTATAAATGCTAATAGTTTATTTGATGAGATAACAAAACCAACAATAAAATCATTTGTTCAATATCCATTTGAAGAATTAAATAAAATAACTTATGGTATCAGACCATCAGAGTTAGTCACTTTTACTGCAGGTAGTGGTTTAGGTAAGACTCAAGTTATGCGAGAGATTATACATCATATCATTAAATCAACACAAGATAATATTGGTTTGTTAATGTTAGAAGAAACACCAGTAATAACTTCAAAAGGTTTAATGAGTATTGAAGCTAATCAAAGATTACATTTACCTGATGTACATCTAAGTAAAGAAGAGATGAAAACTTACTTTGATAAGACAGTAGGTACTGGTAGAGTATTTATGTTTGACCATTTTGGTTCTAACTCTATTGATAATATAGTATCAAGGGTTAGATTTTTAGCAAAAGGTTTAGACTGTAAATACATTGTTATAGACCATGTTAGTATTATTGTATCAGACCAAAGTCATGGTGATGAGAGAAGAGCATTAGATGAAATCATGACTAGACTTAGAACTTTAGTACAAGAGACTGGTGTTGCTATGATGGTTGTATCTCATTTGAGAAGACCAGATGGCAAAGGACATGAAGAGGGTGCAGCAACATCACTATCACAATTAAGAGGTTCAGCAAGTATAGGACAACTAAGTGATATTGTAATTGGACTTGAAAGAGATGCACAAAATGATGACCCAGATGTTAGAAGTACTACTAGAGTTAGAGTATTAAAGAATAGATTTTCTGGATTAACTGGACCATGTAGTAATCTAAAGTATAACAATGATACTGGAAGATTAATTGAGGTACAGTCTAGTGACTTTTAATAAAGTTGTATTTGATATAGAAACAACATTAACTGCAGATAAAGTTTGGTGTATTGTTTGTAAACATGAAGATACATTTTATCAGTTTAAAGAAAATAATCTTCATAGGTTTGAAGAGTTTATAAAACAAACTGAAGAAGTTATTGGACATAATATAATTGGTTTTGATATACCAGTCTTAAATAAATTTTTTGGTTATGATTTATTTAAGAACTGTAAAATAACAGATACACTTGTACTATCTAGATTATTAAATCCAGTTATAGATGGTGGACACTCACTAAAAAATTGGGGAACAAAGCTTGGTCATAGTAAGATTGAGTTTGAACAATTTGATTTTTTTAGTGAAGAGATGTTAAAGTATTGTAGAAATGATGTAGACTTAACACAAAGACTATATAATTTCTTAATTAAAAGAGTAAAAGATTTTGGTTATTCAGTTGAACTTGAACATGAAGTTGCTAAAATAATTCAAAGACAACATGAAAGAGGATTTAAGATTGATGTTGTGGGAGCATATGAATTACAAGCTAAGTTTCAAGAACACATGAATGATTTACAAAATAAGGTTAGGGCTACATTTCCTCCTCTAAGAATAGAAGAAGTGTTTATTCCTAAATCTAATAACAAAGCAAGAGGGTATGTAAAGGGAGTGCCTTTTACTAAAGTTAAATATAAAGAATTTAATCTTGGTTCTAGACAACAAATAGGTGAAAGACTAATGAAGCTTGGTTGGAAACCTAAAAAGAAAACTGATAAGGGTCATGTAATTGTAGATGAAAAAGTTTTATCAGAGATAACAGATATACCTGAAGCTAAGTTAATAAACGAATACTTAATGCTTCAAAAAAGAATTGCCCAAGTTTCCTCCTGGGTAGAAGCAATTAAGGAAGATGGGAGAGTACATGGCAAAGTAATTACTAATGGTACTATTACTGGTAGAATGTCACATCAAGCACCCAACATGGCACAGATACCTGCTGTGTACTCATCTTATGGAAAAGAATGTAGAGGATTATGGATAGTAGAAAAAGGATATAAATTAGTAGGTGTTGATGCTTCAGGACTTGAGTTAAGAATGTTAGCACACTACATGAATGATAAGGAATATACAAATGAAGTTATTAATGGAGATATACACACAGCAAATAAAATTGCTGCTGGTTTGGAAACAAGAGATGCAGCGAAGACTTTTATCTATGCCTTCATCTATGGAGCAGGAAATAAAAAAATCGGAAGCATCATTGGAGGTTCGGAAAGAGATGGCGAAAGAGTTAAAGAAAAGTTTTTACGAGCAACACCAAGTCTTAGAAACTTACGAGAACAAGTGGATGCAGTATCTAAATCTAACAGAAGATGGCTCAAAGGACTTGATGGAAGAAAAATCATCATCAGACACCCCCACGCAGCCCTAAATAGTTTACTTCAAGGAGCAGGAGCAACAGTCATGAAGGTTGCGTTGACAAAGCTTGAGCAATATGTTATAGATAAACAAATCAAAGCTTATCCTGTAGTAAATGTACATGATGAGTTTCAATATGAAGTTGAACAAGAAAGGGCAAATGAGTTTGGTAAATTAGCTGTACAATCAATTATAGATGCAGGTAAAAAATTAAATCTTAGATGTAAATTAAATGGAGAATACAAAATTGGAAACAACTGGGCAGAAACACATTAATAAATTAGATACTTACAGTAAGTTTGCATCTGAATCTGGACATTGGTATACTAGAGAAGGTAAACCAATGTATACTATAATAGGTGCTAATGGTAAAGAAAGAAATACAACTCTTAGAGATGCAAAAAAACAAAAATTAGTTCCATCAGTCACTACTATATTAGGTATGATAGCTAAACCATCTTTAGAAAATTGGAAAATAGAACAAGCTTTAAATTCTGCATTAACTTTAAAAAAAGAAGAAGGAGAATCAGTTGAATCTTTTTCTTATAGATGTAAAGAAGACTCTAAAAAAATTAGCAAAGAAGCTGCAATAGAAGGTACAAAGATTCATACTTTAATTGAAAATGGTTTTGCAGGAAAAACAGATAATCCTACTTATCGTATAATTAAAGATTATTTAGATAAAACTTTTCCTAATGAAAATTGGATAGCTGAAGATTCTTTTTGTGCTGAATTAGG